CTGACGGGACTGTATTGTGGCGGTACGGCAAACGACGCCATCGGCCCCAATGGTGCAGCGGCTACCATCTTCAAGTGGACGGCGGCAGAGTGCGGAGACATTGTGCGTTCTATGACGCTGAATACGTGGGAAACTCCTGCTACCGGCGACCTAGATATTGATGTGGCCTTCTCTGCAACCGGCACTACCAATGAAGATGCGGCATTGACCTCATCGACGGTGGCTCTGAACTCGGGTGGCATCGCTTTTCCGGATTCCGACGCTGTTGCTGTGACGGATCTTCTTACCAAGCCGTATATTTATCTTACGGGCGCAGGTACGGTTAACGCCGCGTACACTGCTGGTAAGATTGAGCTTATCATCGAAGGTCTGTTTGTCTAATTAGGCAATATGGCTAACGCCGCGCAAGAACTTCTGGCTAAACTAGACTCCCGCCCGGTGAACTGGCGGAAGGAGATGCTTGCCCTATATGATCAGGGCGCCTCCGACCGCGAGATCATGCGGGAGTTTAGTATCACGCCAGACCAGTGGCAAATACTCGTCAAGGACCCCATGACCTCCGATTTCTTGGAGGTCGTGTTCCTTGGCCGGTTACTCTGTCATGCGTGGTGGGAAGCCGAGGGTCGTAAGAACCTTTACAATCCTAAGTTCCAAGTAGCTTTGTACAAGTTCCAAATGAATAACCGCTTTGGCTGGTCGGAAAAGACCGAGCAGTCTCTCACCAATCTCGATTACGCCAACATGGACGATCAGGGATTGGTAAACGAGATCCGCGATCTTTACGCCAAGCTTGAAGCTGGAAGATCAAAAACGACGGTTTAATGGCACGCCGGGGGACTTGCCGCGATAGCGGTGCCTCCCTCCGAGTTCCTCGGCCTGCCACCATATGAGAGGGAAATATGGAAGTACCTAAGATGTCCTATCAGGAACTCGTATCCTTACGAGAAGCCTTGAAGGAACAGGTTAAGCGCACTGAAGAAGGTGGGCATTTGCTTAAGTGGTTCCCTACGGAGGGACCCTACAGGTACGATAGATACCCTAAGCACATGCAGTTCTTCAAGGCGGGTTTGATTCACCGGGAGCGGCTGTTCATGGCTGCTAACCGCGTGGGCAAATCCGTGTGCGGTGGGTACGAAACCGCCTGTCACATGACAGGCCGGTATCCCGACTGGTGGGAAGGTGCTCGCTTTGATCGCCCTACTGATTCATGGGTATCAGGTGACACGGGACAGACCACACGAGACATCTTGCAGGATGTGCTCTGTGGATACCCTACAGGGGTAGTGGGTACTGGGATGATACCCGGTAATCTCATCACTCAAGTACGTAGGAGACCGGGGATACCCGACGCATTTGATACGATCCGTGTCAAGCATGTGTCAGGCGGCGAAAGTATACTTGGGTTCAAGTCATACGATCAGGGCCGTAGGTCGTTTCAGGGTACAGGCAAGGATTGGATCTGGCTCGACGAGGAATGTCCGGAGGACGTATACAACGAATGCTTGTTGCGTACGATGACTACCGAGGGACGCCTAGCTGTAACGTTCACCCCGCTCCAAGGCATGACGATGTTCATTCAGGAGTTCTTGAAGGACGCGCATAGAGAGGCCGAAGCAGAGGGGATGAGATTTTGAGTAAGTGCGTAGTAATGGCAGGTAGACGGTGCATTACCTGCGAGCTGGAAAAGCCACAGGAGGAGTTCTACCAGTATAGGTACAAGTTTGGATTGCGGTATGATTCACGCTGCAAGGACTGCGCCAGAGCAAGACGTCGTGCGCGGTACGCGAAGGGGGGAGACCACGAACGCAAGATTCACAAGGTTTGGAAGGAAGCGAACAAGGAGCACCTCCGGGCCTATAACCAAGAACGTCAGAAAGACCCGCACCATCGGGCAAACAAAGCAAAGTCACAGCGCCTTAGAAAGGCCCGCATACGCAGCGGCAGTGACACTAGATGCCCAAAGATAGCTGAGTTGTATGAGGAGGCCATGAGACTGCAACATCTAACGGGAATCGCGATGCATGTCGACCACATAGTTCCACTATGTCTCGGCGGCCCGCACACGATTGAGAATCTACAGATTCTTACCGCTCAAGAAAACCTAGCGAAAGGAGGATATTTCCCACTTCGCCATAACCAAAGCAGGGGGCAATAAAATGTCCAAGTGCGTGGTTATGGCGGGGTGGGACTAGCGATGACGTCCCCCATCTGACCGACGAGGCCAAGAAGGAGATGTTGGCGGGTACCCCGCCTTATCTTAGGGATAGTCGCTCGAAGGGCATACCCAGCTTAGGCGCTGGTGCTGTCTACCCCGTCCCAGAAGAGGATATTACCTTTGAGATCTTTGAGATCCCAGCTTGGTTCCGGCGTTCCTACGGCATGGATGTGGGTTGGCGTAATACGGCTGTTGTATTTGGCGCTTACGACGCTGACCAAGACGTAGCCTACATTTACGATGGGTACAAACGTGGCCAAGCAGAACCGGAAATACACGCAGCGGCAATATCGAAGCGCTACCCCAAGGGCCTCAAGCTCCCCGGTACAGTCGATCCAGCCGCCAACGCCTCCGGGCAGGCTGACGGTAAGCAACTACTCCAACTTTATCGCAAGGAGGGACTACGACTGGTCCCCGCAGATAACGGAGTTGAGGCTGGTGTAGCCGAGGTCTATAGTCGTCTCTCGACGGGTCGACTGAAGATAGCCAAACACCTCTATGATATATTCGATGAATACCGCTTATATCGCCGAGACGAACTCGGCAAGATCGTCAAGGAGCACGACCACTATATGGACGCGCTACGTTACTACGTAATGACGGGGATCAAGATTGCCAAGCCCCTCATAGTTCAGCCCGTTAAGGGCGGCGGCGGACGCCGTTACTTCTAAGAGAGAATCGCACGATGCCGCTCCAGCAGCATTTACGTTTACCAGAAGAAGAAAATAGCGCCAAGAGAGCTAAGATAGAGGCTATGCTCACTGCGATGGGCGCGTCTCTTTGCCGCAAATTCCACGACTATAAGAGTTCTCGCTACGACAAGGAGCGGGAATGGGAACTGGCCATCAAGCAGTACGAGGGCGAATGGTTCCCAGACGACCTAGAGAAAATCCAGCACGCGCTGTCGATGAAGAACTCTAGCGCCGACCTTATTTCCGTCAACATCACCAGACCAAAGACAAACGTCGCCATAGCCCGTATGAAGGATATCCAATTTCCTACGGGAGGCGACTTTAATTTTTATCTGCGCCCCGCCCCCTTAACGGAGGAGCAGAAGAAAGCCCAGACTCAGACCACGCCAACCGGCCCACAGCAGCTAGCTGCAGCCGAGGCGAATATCCGCCCAGAGCAGATTCCCTCGCCAGCCCAGATGGTGGCCGAAGTGGAGGGTCAGAATCTAGAGCGCTGCCCCGCTATGGAGCGCAGGCTGCGTAACCGAATGATCTATGCTGACTACGGGCGCAAAGCTCGTTTGTCGATTGAGGATCTGTGCATCAAAGGTACGGGCGTTATCAAGGGACCCACCATCCAGAATCGCAAGTATCGCCGCTATGAAGAAGCACGTACGTCTAAGGGCTTATCAGTCCAGAAACTTAACGAGGTATTCATTCCTGAACCCGATGTGGTACGGGTAGACCCGTTGTATTACTTCCCCGATCCTTCGGCTCGTTTGCCGGAAGAGGTCGAGGATTGCTTTGAGTTGCTGCCGACTTCGCGGTCGGAGCTTATCCAGCTTACCAAGAACCCGTCCTTTATGGAGGAACAGATCCGTAAAGTGCTGGAAGAGGAGCCGGATGCGACTGACGTACCCGATATCGTTATGCGTACGTCCCGCGAGAAGTCCAACAACTCCATGAAAAACAGATATTGGCTGAGGGAATATCATGGTCCGCTGGATAAGCGGGTTCTGTACGACGCCAATATGATCTCGGAAGAGGACTTCGAGGATCAGACCAAGCAGTATACCGGGGAAGTGTGGTACTGCAACAAGACGATCATCCGGATGAGCCTGTCCCACATCGACGGGGAAGATGCCCTGCCGTACGGTATAGCCAACTGGGAGAAGGATCCGAACAGCGTATTTGGGCACGGCGTACCGCACCTGTTGCGTAACGCGCAACGCACGGTCAACAACGCATACCTGATGCTGCTCGATAACGCTTCCTTGACCTCCGGTCCGCAGATTGTGCTCAACAAAGAGATGATTGAGCCAGCTTCTAGGGACCAAGACTACGCCATTGAGCCTATGAAGGTGTGGTTTTTGACGGAATATGGCGCAGACGTCAATCAAGCGATGCAGTTTGTGCACATTCCTGCCCAGATGGATGGTATCTCCCGCATTATTGACACCGCAATGCAGTTTGCGGACGTAGAATCGTCTACTCCGCTGCTCCAGCAGGGTGATATGCCCGTCGGAAACAACACAACGACCGGTTTGGCGATGATTATGTCGGCCACGAACATCATTCAGAAGGCCGCGTCGATGAATTGGGACGATTACATCACCAAACCCCTAGTCAATCGCTTCTATCACTACGAAATGCAGTACGGAGAGGACGATTCCGTCAAGGGAGACTTCGAGATCGAGGTCGGTGGGGCTACGGAACGCATCGAGGCCCAGATTCGCAGCCAAGAGATCGAGCGGATGCTCGGTTTGGCGGGATCCAACCCCGAGTTCATGCTGCATGTCGATGCCAACAAGGCATTCCGTGCCTTGGTGGATAACACCCGCACGGGTGACGTGCTGCGCTCGAAGGAAGAGGTGGACGCAGAGCGCCAGAAGATGGAACAAGCCGCCCAGCAGCAGAAAGATCCTGAAGCTATGAAGGCAGAGGCCGCCCTGATTACCGCGCAAGCTCGTCAATCGGAAGCGCAGGCCAAAGCCCAGCTAGACAACGCCCGCCAGCAGATGGCAGCGCAGGAAATGCAGGCTAGGTATCAAGGCCAGACGGCGGAAGCTCAGGCACGGCAGAATGAAGCTGCCCTGACTTACCAACTCGGCCTTGCCAAACTAGCGGCGGAACAGCAGAAGTCCGTACGTCAATTGCAGAAGGATCTGGAACTGAAGGACATGGACCATCAGATGCAATTGCAACTGGCCGAGATCGACTTCGCCAAGATGGAGCGCGAGATCGAAGTTAAGGCCGAGTATGGAACGGGTATCTAATTATGGCATATTCTGAACAACAGGTTAAAGAAGCAATTGACCGTGTTTGCTCTGAGTACGGGGAGAGGCAAATCAAGAGGCTGATCAACGCCACTGACATTAGTGTGAACGAGATCTATGAGTTGCGCGGCAAAGCCGCTGCCACTCGGGATCTCAGGAACCTGCTAGTAGACGCGATCGGCAACTAATAGCAAGTCAATAGGTGACGCTAGTAATAGCCTTGCCGCACCGGAGGATACAATGGTAGATCGTTATGAAGAACTTCCCGATGAGGAAGAGGTAGGCACGTCCACTCCAGAAGATGAGTTAGATAATTGGTTTGAGGACGAGCCAGAAGTAGACCAGTCGGCAGACGACGAGGAAGAGACAGAGGCGGACGCTAGCACCTCCGACGATACTTCCGAGAAATCCCCCGACACCAAAGTCCAAGAACCCGCCGCCGAAGAGGCCGTGGGGGATGGCAGCTCTACACAACCCGCAGTGCAAGAGGACCCATACGCGTGGCGACACGACTTGGCTCCAGAGCTACGCGCACAGGTAGAGAGTTTGGTACATCGTGACCAATCGCAACGAGGAAGAGTCGCAGCTTTACAGTCCCGACTCGATAGGCTGGCAGCCGAGCAGGAAGCTCGGTCTAGGACAGCCACCAACCCTGCCGCTGCTAAAGCCGTGGGCGATGGTAAAAACGTTGAAGAGATGGATGACGACGAGTTAGCTGAGTTCATGGAGCAATTCCCGTCCGTATACCGCAACATGGAAAAGTTGCTGGACAAGCGAATTGAAAGGGAAGTCAAACCGCTCCAAGAAAATCTCACTGCTGCTCGTATAGCTGGGCAAAAGGAACACCTTCGCTATAACGCCGCCCATATTTTCAACACGGCTGAAACTGGTGTGGAGCTTGAGGATGTATTGAATAGCCCCCGCTTTAAGGAATGGATTACCTCTCAGCCCCCAGGATACCAGAAATTTGCACGGACAGCAGAGAGCGTAGACGACGCGACGAAAGTCCTCGTTGACTTCGCTCAATACACGGATGCAGAGGTATACCGGCTGTGGATGGAGCAGAACCCAGACCAAGCGGCGGCTCAGCAAGCACCGCAAGAAGATCACCAAACGGCTGACCAAATCGCTGCCCGCAGACAAGCAGCTTTGAAAGGAACAGGAGTCAAGTCCCGCAGCGCCGAGCTTAGTAGAGTCGGTGCGGTTGACGACTATGAAGCCTATTTCGACGACGCTGT